AGAAGAGTGGCCCTGTGGCAGCACAACAGCGACCAACCCTTCGGCGTGTGGGAAAACCTTCGCGTCAAATCCGGGCGCCTGATTGGCGACCTCAAGGCAAGCGGGACAAACCTGGGGCAGATGGTCCGGCAACTCATTGCAGACGATGTGCCGCTCGGTGCGTCGATTGGTTTTCGTGGCAAGGGTTCGCCGAACAAGCAAGGCGGCATTCACTTCGACGAGGTGGACCTGCTTGAGTGTTCCATCGTTTCTGTCCCGGCCCATCCGCGCGCCGTTCAAATCGCAAAATCATTTGGTATCGACCTCCCGTCCACCGAGGTCAATTCACCCGCCATGTCCGGCGATTACTTGGTGACGCGCAAGCGTGCCGCCCTCGCAATCATTGCCGCCAATCGGCTAATCAAAGGACATGCACCATGACACTCGCTGAACGCATCAAGGCCGCGCAAGCCGCCCTTACTGTAAAGAAGGATGCCCTCGTCGCAGCGACGAAGGCGCTCGAAGATACCCCGGACGACGAGGGCGCGCTAGCCACTGTCGACGAACTGTCGGGGGAAATCGAAGCCCAGAACAAAACCCTAGACTCCCTTTTGCGTGCCGAGAAAGCATTGATGGATCGCGCTGCACAGGCGCCCGCCATCGTGACCATTACCGGCAACAAGAAGGACGCCGTCGACCTGTGGGCCAAAGAGGCCGTGGTCTCGTTCATCGCCCACGTCGAGCGCAAGAACCCTGCGCAAGTCCTGGCCGAACGTTATGCCAAGAACGCCGCCCTTGAGGCCGTGCTTGTCAGCAAGTCTGCCGTGCCGCTGGCAACGACGTTCACCCCTGGCTGGGCCGCAGAGCTGGTTCAAGATTCCGTGCAGGGCTTTATCGACCTCCTGACGCCGACTTCAGTCGCCGCCGCGCTGGCTGCGAAGGGCCTGCAATTGAACTTCGACGGCTTCAACTCTGTGACGATCCCGCGCCGCAATCCGCGTGGTCCGCGTGGTGCAAATATGTCGGGCGCGTTCGTGGGCGAGGGTGGCGCGATTCCGCTGGGTCAAATGTCGGTCGGTGCCGACACACTCTATCAGTACAAGATGGGTGTTATCTCCACGTTCTCCAAAGAGCTGGCACGCCGTTCGACGCCATCGATTGAGGCCGTGATCCGCAAGGCCATCCTGGACGATACAAGCGTGGACCTTGACGCCGTGTTCTTGTCGGCCCTGCCTGCTGCTGCGGGCATCCGTCCTGCGGGTATCGGCTTCGGTGTTGTGCCGATTGCCGGCACTGCTGGCGGTGGCATCGATGCGGTGATCGCCGACCTGAAGGCCGCAGGCGCTGCGCTGGCCGGTGCTGGACTGGGCACACGTCCGGTGCTCATCATCAATGCTATCGATGCAATGTCGATTGGCTTCATGCAGAACGCATTGGGCGAATTGCCTTTCGCGGGCGCAGTCGAATCGGGCAACCTGCTGGGCTTCGAGTTGATTACGTCGCTCAATGTGCCGCAGGGTACTGCCATCGTCGTTGATGCCGAGACAATCGCCACCGCGTTTGACCCGACGACCTTCGATGTCAGCGACGTGGCAACCGTGGTCGAGGTCAACGCCGACGCTGTCGCCCCGACGATGGCAACCGCCGCAGGCAACCCGAACGTTGGTGCAGTCGGCACCGCAGGCGATGTGCCACAGAACGGCGGCATTTTTGCCGGTGGCAGTGTGGGTGCTGCTGCGGTGGGTGCAACCTCGCGAAGCCTCTGGCAAACGCACAGCATCGGCGTAAAGGCCATCACGCCAGCAACGTGGGGCCTCGTGCAACCGGGCGGTGTGGTTTATATCACTGGTATCACTTGGTAAGGGTTGCAACCGAAAACCGGGTGGCATACGTCGCCCGGTTCCTGTCTGGAAAGGATGCCCCGCTATGCCATCAGAAGTCTATTTCAAAACCGGATTCGGGCGCCGATTGCGCCGTATCACCTGGGCCGCGACTGCCGGTCTCGAAAAGGTCAATTCGTATCTGTTCACAGCAATCGGTGTGATCTTCCCGCCAACCGTAACAACGGCCCCAAGTATTTCCGGCACAACCGCAGCAGGCGACACGCTGACCTGCACACCGGGTGTTTATTCCGGCACGCCCGTCCTTACGCGCCATTGGCAGGCGAATGCCGTCGACATTGCTGGCGCCACTGGGCTGACCTACGTCATACAGGCAGGCGATGCGGGCAAGTCGCTGCGCGTACGTGAAACCGCCACCAATGACGGCGGCAACATTTCCGTGTTGTCCAATAGCATCACGGCCGCCTAGCCATGCACAAAGCCATCATTCGCCGTACACAGTTCGGGCGCCGCCTTGTCGCCGTCACGGATGAGGTGGCTGCGGGCATGGTGGCCCGAGGTGAAGCTGTCCCGGTCAATTCGCGCCTGCTTCGGGAAGTGATCCCGGATTCCGCCGAGCCGACCTACGAAACACGCGTCATGACACCGGCAAAACCCGGTAGGCCCCGTAAGGTTCGGACCTGATGGCACGCTTCAACCTCTCGCGCGTTAAATCCTGGTTCGGTTTCGGTGAAGGTTCCGTACGTCCTGCTTCGGGCGTGGGCGAGCTGGGTGGATGGTATCGCCTCTCCGACAACGACGGGACCGGATGGCAGCGAAATCTGCAAACCGCTCGAGGGGGCGCCTGTGCTGCCGCCTTCGCATCAATCAGCCTGACCGCAGACGGTCTGTCTACAATGCCGGTCTCGCATCGCCGCGAGAAAAACGGGGGCGCCGTCAAAGTGACCGATTCGCCCCTCGCCCATTGGCTGGACAAGCCGAACGACTATCAAACCGGCGCGGAGTTCTGGGCCGCTGGCGTTCGTACATTGCTTGAGCGCGGCAACGCCGTGGGCTATGCCATCCGCAGAAACGGTGTGATCGTGTCGGCACATTGGGCCGCACATTATTCGGTGCACGCCGATCCTGAGACAAAGGCGATTTTCTACGGCCTGACCGCGAACCCTGTTGGCGCCGACGTCACGCCGCAATACCTGATACCTGCCCGCGACATTATTCATTTGCGGGTGAATGCCCGCGCCTCCGAACCTCTTGTCGGCCTGTCGCCCCTGTCGCATTGCGCGTTCAGTATGGCAACAAATTCAACCCTGTCGGCCTTCCTGCAAACCTTTCTTGAGAATCGCGCTACGCCATCCTATGCGCTAGCAACCGATCAGCCTTTATCGGCAGATCAGATGCGGCAACTCCGCAAAGCCTGGGATGAACAGACGCAAATGATTAAGTCGGGTGGTACTCCGATCATGGGCAGTGGCTTGAAGCCGCTCAAGCTGGGGGTTGTCGAGGGCGATGCCTTGCTTGTGGAAACCTTCAACATGACTGTCGAAGACATTGCCCGCGCGTTCCGCATTCCAAAGGCATTATTGGGCATTCAGGAAACCGCCGCCAACGCGGAAAGCCTCATAAACATCTGGCTCGCCACCGGATTAAATGCCCTGATTACCTTGTGTGAACAATCGGTCGCGCGCCTCTTCGATCTGCCCGAAAACGAGTTCGTGGAGTTCGATACCAATGCCCTCTCGCGGATGGACGGGCAAGCCGAGGCAACGCGGATCAATACGTTAACGACGGGTGGCATTCTGGCGATTGACGATGCGCGTTCGCTGTTCGGCCTGCCTGCAATTCCGGGCGGCTACGGAAAAATGCCGACCATGCAACAACAGCAAATCCCGGTCGACCTGCTGCGTACGCTTCATGAATCGAGCATCAATGCAAAGCTCGCCCCGCCACCCGCGCCCACGCCCGTGCCGCCACCCGAGCCGGAGCCGGAGCCAGAGCCCGTCGACACCGATGCCGCAAAGGCGTTCTGCCTGTCTCTGCTGAATCTGAAAAGGGGGCTCGCGTGAACGACGATCTACAAAAGGCCCTTGCCGCCTGCCTGGAGCCGGTGGTCGACGCCATTGTCGCAATCGAAAAGCGGGTCGATGCTGTTCAGACGATACCGGGTAGGGATGGCAAGGACGCCGACGCGCATGCTGTGGCCCTGGAGCTCGTGTGCAGTGCCGATTTTATAAAGTCT